CTTAATTCTTCAGCACTTATGTTGTTATCGAACATTATTCTACTTAATTGGTTTTCATCTGCTAAAACATCTTCGTTTTCGATTAACCATAACATAGTAGTTTGTTTCTTAGCATCAGAGCTAAATTCTTTACTACCAAATCTATCCACTTGGCCTTTAAGTAATTGTATTCTTTTAGTGTTTGCAGGGTCGTCAGGGTCTAAAGTCCTTAACTCTGCTTTAGCATTGTTAATAACTTCTGTGTTTATGATTTTAGCAGCATTAGACTTGCTACTGATAAAGTCGTTAATAGCTGAATCAATATCTGCATCACTTGGGCCTTGTGCTCCTGGTGCATCTTCTAAACCTTGCTTAAACTCAGCAGTTACTCTAGTTTCTTCACCTCTAGCACCTATTTCAGTTAATGTACTAGCTGCTTTGTCTGCTGCAAGTTTTTCTCTGCCTCTTTGTCTAACACCTTCTAATTGTAAATCGATAGCAGCTTTGTCTGCCGTTAACTCCTTTTCTCTTACAAGGTCGTTATTAGCACGCGCTTCGTCAATTTCAAAATCAATTACTTTATTCTTTTCAAGTAACTCTTGTTCAAATATAGCAACTTCTCTATCATCTGCAAGTCCTACAATTCTTAAATACTCGTCATATTCTCTAGATTCTTGTAAAGCTGCTTTTTCTTGTTCGTATGTAGCTTGTGCTTCTGTGCTTCTTAACTGCGATTCTATTTGTTGTATTTCAACTTCAGTGTCAAAGTCTACTATACCTTGTGCTCTTGCATTGACCGCTTCAGTTAATCTACGCTCTATATCGGCTCTCTGTGCAAGTTCTTGTTGATTAAGTTGTCCTAGTGCGCCCTGAGTTATAACGTTCTGTCCAAGGGCAGTTTGACCCACTTGACCTGCTTGTCCTAATCTACCAATATCTAAGAATTTACCTTTACCTGCTCTAGCTAAAGTATCTCTAGTCCTTACACCTGCTTCTTTGGTTCTGAAGTCACCTGCAATGGCAGCTTCTTCTTGTCCAAGTCTACCTGTTTTAGTTGCTAACTCTGCATCTAATGAATCTACAAGTTTCTTTCTACTCGCAGCTGCTAACCTAGCGTTTAAATCATCAATAGAAGGACCTGTTTCTTCAGGGATTGTAGGAGTGATAACTCCTGTTGAACTCAATTTAGTCTCAGTAGGAGTAGAAACTTCTTTTATGATCTCGTTTTCTACTTTATCCTCAAGCTTATCTTCAACATTTGTTTCTATCGTATCTAGCAATTTGTCTTCTACCTTAGTTTGGATAGGTTTCCCTGTAGGCAAGGTAGGTACAACTTTTCTTGCAACGGTGGTACTAGGAGCACCTAAGTTACTAGGTACTGCTAGCGATATATCCGTCACAGGTCTTTTTTTCTTTTTAACAGGCTTTCTCTTGCCACTGTTTATATCTTCTAATTCAAATCTAGCCATGGTTTCCTCCTAAATGTATTTAATTACTACACACCACTTTGGGCAGTACGATAAGTGATAGATAATTTTATACTTGCTGTGCCTAGTAATTCCGATATTTTTAATGGCACATTTCCTGTCAAACCTTGTCTTTTGATGTCTATATAGTCTACGCTTCTTGTCATTTCTCCTGCGATACCAACCGTACCAGCAGTTAAAGCAACGTTATTAAGCGCACCCATTGCAGGAATTGCCTTATCGTACACATTAAAGCCTGAAGATACAGCAGGTAGACCGCCAATACGAACGTCACCAGCTGCTAAAGTGCCTTTGTCAACTAAACTAATCGTCAATTGACATGTGATAACGTTCCCTTTTTTTACATATGCACCTACATTCGCAATACTGTAATTCGGAACACCTCCACCAGTAGAAATCAATTGTGGTGTAAACTCACCAGTAAATGTAAACGCTTCATTAAATATAATGCCTTCACCTTGTGGCGTGTTAAAGTCTAACACGTTCGTTACAAATGGCGTAATATCAACACCATTGTTTTTTACGCTTGTTGCTGTTAATATAGATCCGTCATCTACTCTTAAGATGTTGAGAGGCGGTGTTAAATTATCCACTGTAGATTGTGTGATACACCCATGTGAGCCAGCAGACAACCAAACCGAAATTTCGGAACAATCATTAAAGTTTGCAGATTGTGCTTGGAAGTATGAACGTCTAACATATGCACCTTTTCCACAATTGCTTGCGTTTCCTTCTAAGAAATATGCTGTACTGTTTCTTGAAACGTCAATACCTGTATTACTAGCACCTGACACATTCGCTCTGTAAGCATTTACTCTTGCGCCTACTATCGCACTAATACCATTACCACCATTAGAGAAATTGGCATTAGCACAGTCTAACGTACTACCATTTGTAGCAGTTGCATTAGTTACAGCCGTTCCGATTACACCTCTGTCAGGTCTAACGTACCCTCTAGAATTAACATTTAGAGCATATCCGCGGTCCATGAGTGGTACACCTGAAGTATCGACCAACAAATCCCATTCAGGCATAACGGCTTTTACAGCTAAAAAACCAATTTTGTCAGTTCTTGGCACACCATCTCCTAAATCCGTATTGCTAACCATTGCAAAAGTTGGTTCACAATACACAATTGCATCATCACTAGTAATTTTAAAATTAGAAAAATCACCATTTTCAACTCTGAATCCAGCAGTTAACAAATGACCTGATTCTATGTTTATTACTACAAGTTTACCATTGTCGTTAGTGTTACTGGCATATCTATCAATTGCTTCTTGTATTGTGCTAAAATCAGTCGGTATCAATACTATAATTGTTTCTGTTATTGCAGTAGGAATTTTAGAATCCATTTCCGTTCTGTTTTCTTCTAGCGCATCACCAACATTGTCTGATGATATGCTCGGAGATTTATGTCCAATTGTATTAGAGCCCGAATTACTTAACGTTTCATCTGCAAATTCTGCTATCAGTTGTTCTTCGAATTCTTTTATGCTTATGCCAACTTGGTCCATCGTTAATTTAACTAAAGATTCTTGGTTTTTAGTCCTAGTAGCTAACGCCCTTACTAAGTAAGTTTCGTACGTAGGGGCAGTTATTATTTTCTTTGACATTGTTCCCTCCTAACTATACCCATTGATTTCCATTAACATGCTTAATTTAATAATAGTTAATGATTCATCGTTGGTATTGTTTTTGAATACTGGTTGTAAGTATACAAATCTATCTATATTTGCTCTTAAACCCTTGGTTTGAGGGTTGTCGTTAGTATTGAATGAAAAATCATCAAAATCTATATCATCAAAATCTAATCTAAGATATTCAACTAAGTAAACTTTTGACTTTTCTTCATTCTTTCTATCTGTTACAAATTGTACTTCTACTGAAGTTCTTGAAGCAGGTTCAATAGTTAACCATTGTTGTTGCATAGACTTCTCAAATGCTACTTCGCCATGATCACTAAACGCCAATTTGCCATCACATGGGATTGTATCGCCTAATACTTCACCATCTGCAAGATAGTTTTCTTTGATTCTTTCAACTGTTCCTACTGAAGTGAAGTATATATCTGCACCACGTTCTATGAACTGATTAGCTTGGATATTTGTATAAATATACATCGTGTCATTGTCGTAATTCCATATATAAACTCTATCGCCTACATTAACCCAATATTCCTTTTGATTCTGATAGTTAAATGTAACGGCAGTAGACAAGTCTAGTTGTTCTAAACTTCTGTTTATTCTGTCCGAAATAACATCTGCACTTCTTTGCGATTCGACACTTGTAATTTTCCATAACCACATTGAGAAACCGTATAAACTTATAGGACTATCTTTGATTAATTGTACCATATTTGGTGCACTGTTACCAACTTCCTCATTCAAGTCTTGATAACCATAATTATAAGGGTTAAGACCTGTATTATCTGCAAAGTTAGGATTAACAGTAGGTGTTACTGTGAATGTCGCACGTTCCTTGTATATCAATAGTGATTGTTGATTTGATTTAAGATCTGTGATTGCAAATTCGTCACTACCAACACCTATAAAAGAGTTAGCAGGATAGTAGCCCGCTTTATTGATTCCTGAGATTCTGAACACTCTTTTTTCATTTTCATTACCAAATATAAACAAGTTAGTATCATTTCTTACACCAAAGTCAACGGCGTATTTATGATTCTTGATTAAATCTGCATTACCTGCAATAACTTTAACCCATTCTATCGATACTGAAGCAAGGTTTATAGGTGCTAAAGAGAACGTAACTTGTCCTAAAGTTCTGTTAACTGTAAAATCAACAGTTTCTACCTTTATAACTCCATCTACATAAATTATTAATAGGTCTGCATCTAGGCCTGACTCTGCCAATTGATACAACGTGCTTGAGCCATCGCCAACGAATGTCTGTATCTTTGCACCTGTCAATAAATTAATCTCTTCAAATAGAGTACCACCACCCGCAGGAGGTGCGTTTAATGCAATAGTAGGAACATATGGAACAACATCTTGATAAGTTGTACCGTTATACTCTTTATATTCTACTCCGTTTCTGAAGTAAACCTTGCTATTAAACCAAAATATTTGAGTTCTAAGGTCTGTTAGCGTACCGATGATAGTAACTGTCAACTCTGATATTAAATCAGCTATAAGAGTAGTAGTAGTGTCGACAGTCATATCATACTCATATACATTACTGTCCCATGCACATAAATATATATCTTTTCCACCTATTACACCTTGCCATTCACCTTGAACATCACCAACACCTCCAAAGTCAATGAATGTATGATGTCCTGGTCTTTTGCTTGGCTTGTAATTCTTAGTAATTCTATAGTTTTCTATGAAACTAAATTCACCAACTTTTATTTGAGTGTTACCAAATGTTTCGTTTAACCCAAGGAATTTAATTATCTCTTGAGGTGGTGGGTCTTTTGGAAATGTTGCTCTAGCCATAATTCCCTCCTAAATTTCTTCTTCAGATGCAGGACCATCATTAAAGGCTTCATTCTTACCTTCAAGTCTACGTTCTTCTGCATAGTTTACTATTGATTTGTTCTTATAAAATGCAATCTTTCCTGTTGCATCATTTAACGCCGTTTCTGTTAATACATCATCAATTGTCATATAATCATCTAATGAAGTTAACTTTAATGGTATTGGTTTGTATGTGATCCTGATTAATCCATCAAAATAGAAATTATAATAGTAATCTCTGTAATTTTCAATATTGTACAGTGCCGAGTTTTTATATTGTTGAGTTGGATATTCCTTAACAACTTCATCTACCGCATTAAAATCAATAGGCATATCATACTTTATCCACGCAGCATACTCAGGTACTTTATCTGCTTGATATAAATATTGATATAAAGCCCTGTCTTTGTGTCTAAAATGAGTTGTGCCGTTAATAACCATACGAACAGGATTACTTGTATCAGAAACAGTTAAAACCCCTTTAGCAAGCGTTAAAGTCTCTATACCAACGTTTGTTAATGTTTCTAATAAGGTCCACACTCCTGATATATTCTCTTCAAATGTTATTACACAATCACCATCATACTTAACTGAGTAACCTTGTACCTCGTTTACCCCTGCTTCGCTTGGATAATATTGTACTTCTCCTGAAAAATCAACCAAATCAAAGTTTGTAGCATCGCCTAATCGATTAATTGCAGGACTATTGGTTATTTCTACTTGTTTAGTTGTTTTGCTATGTTTCCACAGTTCCTTTTGTGCTGAATCCATGAACAATATAAATTTCTTTTCGATGTCTATATTATCCTCAGGGGCAATTTCTACCCCTTCATCAGTATAATT